ACCGGTGGGCGCGAAAAAAAAAAAAGTGGTCCCCTCCCCCCTTTAAACGTGGTCCCCGCGCACTATGTATGTCGGCCAATCATGCTGTAGCGTTAAAGGTCATTTAATAGTGGTGGACCACTATATACTTACAGGCGAAGTTGTTGCTAGTGCGCAATGTGGGATCCACTGGTGAATGAGTTTCCAGACTCGGTGCATGGGCTGAGGTGTATGCTTGCAATTAAATATTTGCAGGCCTTAGAGGATACATACGAGCCCAGTACTTTGGGCCACGATCTGTTTAGAGATCTAATCTCGGTTATCAGGGCTCGTAATTATGTCGAAGCGTCCAGGAGATATCATCATTTCCACGCCAGGATCCAAGGTTCGTCGAAGGCTGAACTTCGACAGCCCATACAGGAACCGTGCTACTGCCCCCACTGTCCACGTCACAAATCGAAAACGGGCCTGGATGAACAGGCCCATGTACAGAAAGCCCATGATGTACAGGATGTATAGAAGCCCAGACATACCTAGGGGCTGTGAAGGTCCATGTAAGGTCCAGTCGTTTGAGCAGAGGGATGATGTGAAGCACCTTGGTATCTGTAAGGTGATTAGTGATGTGACACGTGGGCCTGGGCTGACACACAGAGTCGGTAAGAGGTTTTGTATCAAGTCCATTTACATTCTTGGTAAGATCTGGATGGATGAAAATATTAAGAAGCAGAATCACACGAATAATGTAATGTTTTATCTGCTTAGGGATAGAAGGCCTTATGGCAATACGCCCCAAGACTTTGGGCAGATATTTAACATGTTTGATAATGAGCCCAGTACTGCAACAATTAAGAACGATTTGAGGGATAGGTTTCAGGTTTTGAGGAAATTTCATGCCACTGTTATTGGTGGTCCATCTGGCATGAAGGAGCAGGCGTTGGTGAAAAGGTTTTACAGGTTGAATCATCACGTGACATATAATCATCAAGAGGCAGGGAAATACGAGAATCACACAGAGAATGCATTGCTTTTGTATATGGCATGTACTCATGCCTCCAATCCTGTATATGCTACGTTGAAAATACGTATATACTTCTATGACAGTATTGGGAATTAATAAACATTGAATTTTATTTCATGAGTCAACTGACACTCAATAGTTTTTTCAATTACATTGAACAAAACATGATCAGAAGCTCTAATTACACTGTTAATTGAGATAACACCTATATTATCCAAGTATTTAAGTACTTGGTATCTAAAGACCCTTAAGAAAAGACCAGTCTGAGGCCGTAAGGTCGTCCAGATCCTGAAGGTTAGAAAACATTTGTGAATCCCCAACTCCTTCCTCAGGTTGTGATTGAATCGAACTTGGACGGTTATGATGTCCTGGTTCATCAGGAATGGGCGTTGTTGGTGCTCGGTTATTGTGAAATACAGGGGATTGTTTATTTCCCAGGTATACACGCCATTCATTGCTTGAGGAGCAGTGATGAGTTCCCCTGTGCGTAAATCCATGATTGGAGCAGTTGATATGGAGGTAATATGAACAGCCACAAACAAGATCCACTCTCCTACGCCGGATGGCTCGCGTCTTGAATTGTCTGTGACTGACTTTGATTGGAACCGGAGTAGAGTGGTTCTGTGAGGGTGATGAAGATTGCATTCTTTAATGCCCAGGCCTTTAGCGCTTGTTGCTTTTCCTCGTCTAGGAACTCTTTATAGGACGAGGTAGGTCCTGGATTGCAGAGGAAGATAGTGGGAATTCCACCTTTAATTTGAATGGGCTTCCCGTATTTGGTGTTGCTTTGCCAGTCTCTTTGGGCCCCCATGAACTCTTTAAAGTGTTTGAGATAGTGGGGATCGACGTCATCAATGACGTTATACCAAGCATCATTTGAATACACCTTTGGACTCAGATCTAGATGCCCACACAAGTAATTGTGTGGACCTAATGACCTGGCCCACATTGTCTTGCCTGTACGACTATCACCTTCAATAACTATACTAGTCGGTCTCCAAGGCCGCGCAGCGGAACTCATGACGTTCTCAGAAACCCAGTCTTCAAGTTCTTCCGGAACGTGAGTAAAAGAAGAAGATAAAAAAGGAGAAATATATGGCTCTGGAGGGGCCATGAAAATCCTATCTAAATTATTTTTTAAATTATGATATTGAAAAATAAATTCTTTAGGGAGTTTCTCCCTAATAATAGCCATAGCGGCGTCAGCGGAACCTGCATTTAAGGCCTCTGCTGCAGCGTCGTTAGCGTTCTGGCAGCCTCCCCTAGCACTTCTTCCGTCGACCTGGAATTCTCCCCATTCAAGGGTGTCTCCGTCCTTGTCGATGTAGGACTTGACATCGGAGCTTGATTTAGCTCCTTGAATGTTTGGATGGAAATGTGCTGACCTGGTTGGGGATACCAGGTCGAAGAATCGTTGATTTTGGCAGTTGTATTTTCCTTCGAACTGAATAAGCACATGGAGATGAGGCTCCCCATCGTCGTGTAATTCTTTGCAGATTTTGATGTATTTTTTGTTTGTTGGTGTTTCTAAGTTTCTGATTTGGGAAAGTGCTTCGTCTTTTGTGAGAGAGCATTTGGGATATGTGAGGAAATAATTTTTGGAGTTAATTCTGAATTTTCGAGGAGGAGCCATTTGGTCAACTAGCACCGATTGACTCTTCTGTGATTTATCCCTAGTGTATTGGGGTTCTATATATACTTAGCACCAAATGGCATTGTCGTAATAATCCCAACAAATTTTGAACCCCCATTAGCGCCCACCGTTCTAATATT